ATACCTTGCCGAATTCTTAGAAAACGAAGGCGCAGTATTCCGCAACATTGAGGCGTGTTTACATGACCACAAGCACAGACCAGGACAGCATCGGGGTCACTTTATCGTATTCGGGGTGGATTGGGGAAAGCACAACGACTACACCGCAGTATCTATTTTCTGCACCGACTGTGGGCAGGAGCTACAGCACGACCGCTTCAACCAGATCGACTATGCTTTCCAGGTTCGCAGACTACATGCGCTTTCTGGCAGATGGCATCCGGACGTTATTCTTGTGGAAACGAATGCGATGGGCGAGCCGGTATTTGAGCAGCTACAGCGAGAGGGGATGCCAGTGCAGGGATTTCAGACAACGGCATCCACAAAACCGCCGCTGATTGAGAACCTGGCACTTGCCTTTGAGAAAGAAGAGGCGATGTGGATACGAGATGATACCTGGACACACGAGCTTGAAGCCTATGAGCGCAAGGTCAATCCGGTAACACAGCGCTCTACCTACAGCGCACCCAGCGGCTTGCACGACGATACGGTGATGGCGAGAGCATTAGCCTGGAAAGCGGCAACGGGCACAGGCTCCTTATTCATAGAGATATAACACATGACCCTAAAATTCTTCGGTGGGATGACAGACTATAAGGTGCTCGAAGTCGATGACTTCTTTGATCTGGTGCAGGCAAGGGGCGAATCGGTTGATAACGAGGCAGGCGTATACAAGAAGGTAGCCTGGGCGTACCGCGCCCTGACCATACGCGCCGATGCTCTTGCGGGCATACCGTGGGGCGTCTACAGGAAGGGCGCAGACGAAGACGCAGATCCTGAATTCGATTACGAGAATACCGAATGGCCTGTAGCTGATTGGCTGTGGACAATGGAGGCGGGCCTGGTGATGTACGGCGGCTCGCCGTGGCTCATGCAGGGGAAGAAACTCTTTCAGGGCATCGAATACATGAACCCGTCCATTACGGACATCCTTCTGAATCCAGAGAAGACCGCGATAAAGGCATTCCGTGTAGGACAGGGCAGGCACAAGCAGGACTTTAACCCAGACGATGTGCTGTTCCTGCGCTACTGGCATCCAAGTGATGATTTGCGCTGGGGCGTGGCACCGATGACGGTAGCCATGACATCAGGCAAGTTGATTTCCAATGCGAATGAGTGGGCGGCTTCGTTCTTCAAGAACGGGGCAGTGCCGCTGATGGTACTGGAAACTGACCAGACGATCAGCAATCCCGAAGAGATCAGCCGACTGAAGCGTGCGTGGCGCACCATGCTAAGGGGCGTTGATAAGGCTTTTGAGACGATTGTATTGCAGCAGGGGCTAAAGGCGCATTCCATGACGCCGCCAATTAAAGACTTGGCTATGCCAGAATTGATGGGATCCCAGCGCGAACAGGTGGCGACCGCGATGGGTGTACCCCAGACGATGCTTACAGATGCGGCAAACTATGCGACTGCGGATACACACGACACGCAATTTATTACCCGCACCATGAAGCCTGAAGGCATACGGATTGCGGGACAACTGAACAATAAGATGTTTGACAGATACGGACTGGAATTCCGATTCCACTTTGACCGCATTGAGGCTCTGCAAAAAGACGAGAACGAGAAGGCAGAGGGCGTTGCGCGCATGATTGAGGCATTGAACCTGATGAAGTCCAACCGCGCGATTACGGCGCAGGAATACCGCGAGCGCGCCAGCGTGCTGCTTATGCAGATGGAAATGGAACCATTGGATGAGCAGGTGCCGGAAGAGCTGGAGCAGCAGGCACAGCAGCCGCCGCCGAACACCTTTGAGCGGCAGCGCGAAGACATGCGCGAAGAACTGCGTCGCTGGCAGACGAAGGCAACCCGTTCATTTGGGGAAGGCAACGGGGCAGACGTGGCATTTGTGAGTGACGTAATTGAGCCTGTAGTGGCGGGCGTGATTGAGGGCGGGCTGGAATTAGCCCAGTCCAAAGACGATATTAAAGCGGTGTTTGATCGAGCAGAGACGTGGACAGGGTATGCCTGAGCGCATCTCGCTGGATGGGATCGCTGATCCAGCAGGTCCATTCAAGGACGCGGCCGAACGCAAACTGGCAAGGGTACTTGGCCGACAGCTTACCCTACAGGAAAAGCGCATTCTTGAGAGGCTGGGCGCAGAGGCGGTTCTTGAGAACCTTGATAACGCATTCTGGAATGCGGAGCGCGCATCTCTGACTGCGGCGCTGCTGGTACCGCTTACGGAATTTGTGATTGAGAGTGCTAACTTCGCGGTAGATAGTTCGCCGGTGGGTGTTGACCTGGGAGTATTGAATGAGGAAGCAGCATCGTGGGCAGAGGCACACGCTGGGCGGCTTATTACTCAGGTTTCTAGTACCACACAACAGAATGTTGCGCGTGCGGTTGCGCGTTATGTACAAACGCCTGATGCGGAATTTCGAGATTTGGAAAAGCTGATTGGCACGCAGTTCAGCAAGCCGCGTGCACAGATGATTGCAGTTACGGAAGTAACCAATGCGTACGATGCAGGGGAGCAGATTGTACAGCGCGAATTGATGAAGCAGGGCGTTCGTGTTGTGCGGGTGTGGCAGACGATGGCAGACGAACGAGTGTGTCCGATATGCAAGCCACTGCACGACGAAGCGGAAGAATATCCGGGTGGCGGGTTTCGCGGTGGCCTGATGGGGCCTGCGGCACACCCGCGATGCCGTTGTTGGACAATCAAGCAGCTGGTGGTGGAATGACAGGAGGCGATTATGCCCAATCCAAATGATTACGAAACACAGGATGATTTTATGAGCGCGTGTGTGCCTGAGCGCGTAGCTGAGGGCGACGAGCGCGACCAGGCAGTTGCGGCTTGCATGAGCATGTGGCGAGACAAGGGCAAATCGTTGAACACCTGGGTTGCCGAGGATGGCACCATGTATGAGCCAGATGAGGTCAAGGGGCTTATCAAGCATGAGCCATTGGTTGAGGTAGGACGCCCCACAGGGGTAACAATCAAATCGATGGATGATAACCGCGTGGTGATTGGCGGCTATGGCATTCTCTACAGCAACACAAAGGATCGCGATTTAGAGAACGACTATTTTGCCAAGGATACGGACTTCTGGCTGGACAGAATGCCGGGAGCCAAGCCGGTGCTGTACGAGCACGGGCAGCACGATGTTATCAAAAAGATGAGTTTAGGGAACACGATTGAATTCAAATCGGATAGTGTCGGGTTGTATGTGGAGGCTGAATTAGATAGGCACAATCAATACATTGATACGGTGCTTGAGTTGGTAAACAAGGGTGTACTGGGCTGGTCCAGCGGTGCGGTATCGCATCTTGTGGAGCGGTCCAAAGATGGCTTATTGAAGAGCTGGCCGATAGCCGAGATGACGCTAACGGTTGCGCCAGCGGAGCCAAGGTTACTGGGCGTTAGCGAATTGCGCTCGCTGTTTGAAGCGGGTATCAACATTCCTTTTCCTGAGGGGCCTGAAGAGGCGACGGATCTGGATGACATGGAGCTTGTCGAAGAGTTTGAAGTAGACCTGCTCGATTACCTGCCCTTCTTAGCGGGCTAATTCAAATATAACCATTCTAATCAGGAGGTTTTTCTAATGAGTGGCGAAAACGAAAATGCTACTCCGATTGAGGGCATGGAGCATGCCCTGGAACTAATGTCGGATTGGCGACAAGAGCAAGACAAGAAGCAGCTTGAGGCGACGGAGCAAATCTTTGAGAAGTTCGGCGTCGATTTGACGGAGAACATGCAGAAGGTTTTTGACGAAGCTATTAAGGCTGCGGACCGAATCGGCACGAAGCCGATACCGGGATCGGGCGACGAAGAGGATGAAGGCAAGTCCTTCGGTGACTTCTTGCTGGCCGTTAAATCTGCCGAAGAGGGCAGTTCGGACGCGAAGCAGCGCCTTGAGAAGACGTATAAGGCGGCTCTGGCAGAGCAAAGCGGCATTACGGGTGGCTATCTGGTCCCCGATGAATACCGTGCAGACCTGCTTGAGGTTGCCTGGGAACAGTCCATTGTAAGAGACGCTGGTGCAACCGTTGTTCCTATGTCGCGTCGAATCCTCGAATATCCGGTGCTTGATGTAACTTCAACTCCTACAGCGGGTCAGCCGGCGCAGTTTGGCGGGTTGGTCATGACGTGGGAAGGTGAAGCGGATGCACTGGCTGAGTCTGAGCCGAAATTCCGCAACCTGAAACTCGAAGTCAACAAGCTGGCAGCGTACAGCTACGCATCCTCGGAGATGCTGGACGATAGCGCAATCGCGCTTGAGGGCCTGCTGTTCCGATTGGCTGGCGAAGCGATTGCCTGGTTTGAGGACTATGCGTTTCTGCGCGGAAGCGGTACAGGACAACCCCTGGGTATTTTGCCCTGGATGGATAATGCAGGATATTCAAACGTGGGCGTGACGAAAGCGACCGCCTCGCGCTTCAAGATTCCTGATGCGGCCGGAATGATCGAACTTCTCATGCCTGGCGCTTACGGGCGTTCAGTCTGGATTGCCCACCAGTCCTTTATCTCAGAGCTTATTCGTATGAGTTCGCAGTCTGAGGTAACGACTTCGGGTGGCGCAGTGATGACCTGGCAGCCGGACAGCAAGAACGGCGCGATCTTCCCGCTGAAGCTCTACAATCGCCCCGTATACATCACCGAGAAGCTGCCCGCCATCAACACGGATGGCTCGATTATCCTTGCGGATATGCGGCAGTATGTGATTGGTGATCGCGGCGCACTTGCGGTTGATATGAGTGAGCACTACCGCTTCATCAATGACCAGGTGACGTTCCGGTTCAAGAAACGGGTTGACGGCAAGCCTGCAATGAACAGCTATGCAACACTCGCAGACGCTTCAACCGTTGTGTCCCCGTTCGTGACCGTAAACTACTAGAGCATTGATGAACAGGAGGTTTAACAATGGCTAGGGAAAATCTAAGTCAGATGGTGCCCGTGGTGGGCGCGAAGATTATAGCGCATGCTTCATCCTCGCAATCTGTATCAGCCACAACGGAAACCATCGATATGTCAAAGTTCGGGCGCGTGATGTTTGTGCTTCATTACGGCTCTCATGGAACGGGTGGGTCTGCTGTGCTGACCATCAACAAGGGTACAGCCACCAGCACGATCACGACTTCCGTGCAGTCCGTGAGCATTGCGACGGCGAACAAAACCGAAATCCACGAAGTTCCACAGGACGCTCTTGGGGTGACGAACCGCTATGTTGCGGGAACGCTCGTCCACAATAACGGGTCGGTTACAGCCAGCGGCGCAAGTGTTATTGTGCTTGCTGACCTGGCTGCATACGGTCCTGGTTCTGGTGACGACATTGCTGGTGTGACAAGCATTAGCGTGGAGTAGTGGTGGTTTGGGAGGGGGAGCAATCTCCCTCCCTCACCAATGGTGAAATATGCCCAATCTGTACGCAACGCCAAACGAATACAAAACAAGGTTGCCTGACGGCATCCGCGCGACAACCACAGACTACGATGAGGTTATCTATCGTCTGTTGAATATGGTCAGTCGGGCGATTGACCGGTGGTGCGGAAGAGAGTTCTTCCCGCGGGCGGCAACACGCTACTACAACGGATCTGGATTGCCGGTGCTGGATATTGACGACCTGATATCTGTCACATCTATTTCAATGAGCGAGGATGACGGATCAACGTATACCGCTCTTGAGTCCACAGATTACATTCTGGTGCGCGGCGGACATCTGGATCCTGAGCATCCATTCTCGCATATCAACGCACAGTGGAACTATAACCACCCCGGCTCCTATCGGGCCATTCTAATGGACGAAAACGGAAACTATTCTGAATGGAGCACGGGGCAGAAATCCGTCAAGCTCATCGG